TCATATAGTGGGCAGCGGATTTTCCAGCGGGTTGAAGCGCACAGCATCGCTCAGGTAGTCCGGTGCGAAGTGGGCATAGGTCATCGTCTGCTGGATGTTGTGATGGCCCAAAATTTTTTGCAGCGCGAGGATGTTTCCCCCAGACATCATAAAATGTGACGCAAAAGTGTGCCGAAACACATGCACCGCCTGCCCTGCAGGCAGATCCGGCGCCACTGACTTGATCACCTCACGCACAAACATATAGTCGAGGTCACGGAACAGCGGGCCCCGATTTACCCCATTCGTTATCTCTTTCGTCAGATCGGCCGAGATCGGCACGGTGCGGTTCTTGCCATTCTTGGTATTGATGTAGGTTACCCGATGGGCCCGCACCTCCTCGCGGCGCAGATTGGCCGCCTCACTCCAACGCGCCCCCGTGGCCAAGCAGAGTTTGACCACCTTCAGGTTATCCCCCGATAACGCGGCCAAGACTTTGCTGATCTCAGCCTGGGCTAGGTAGCCCATCGACCGCTCAACCATTTTGACCTTCTTCATTTCTTTGAGCGGATGTTCATGGTGGTAATGGCCGAGGTCTATCAGTACCGAGAACACCCCACCCAGCATCTCCTGCTCGCGGTTCACCGTCTTAGGCTGTCGGCCAGCGTTGAGTCGCTGCGCCCGGTACTCGGAGAACAGCGCCCGCGTCACCTGCCTTGCCAATGGGTGGCGCAAAGCGGCATCGATATTGTAAAGTTTCTTGCGAACCGCCTCCCCTGCTTTCAGGGTTTGGCCATGGTAGCGCCACCAGAGTTCGATCAGCTCAGAAAGCGGTCGGTTATCTGCCGGGCGCTCCACCCACTCTTTGTTGTGTTCGGTGGCAATCACCCAGCGCTCGAACTGCTGGGCCTCGGACTTGGTCTTGAAGCGCTTGCGGATCCGCTTGCCTTCCCTCCCCTGCGGACGGATATCGACCAAGTAACCCTCAGGCGTAGACTTGATGCTCATTGCCCCTCCTTATATAGGAAGGCGATTACCCATCCCCACAGCCCGCACATCGATATCGTATCCAACCACTGCACTCTCACTATCAACACCCTCAATCAAGATACTGTACTTTTATACAGCATTCGGTGATGATTAGCAGTGTTTAACTGAGACTGCTTCATACATGAAGAAGTCAAGCATTATTGAAATTGTCAAGGCTGTGGCAAATCACGCTACAGAGGCATAGAAAATTAGTAATAACCTCTTGAGACAAGTTTACATTTGTTCGAAGAAGATAAAAAAGCCTCTATTTAGAGGCTTTAAAAAATGAAATTAAAAATCATTTTTTAATAGCATTACCTAATCGCTGCTTGATTTTTTCCTTAACTCTATCTGAGATAGGGCTATCAAAAATCTCGTCACCGTAATATCCCAAAAATAACCCCTGCACTTCAGCTATAGAAAACCTTTTATAGGTTTCTTTATTTTCAACAGCCTCGACTATATTTTGTGAAACGATCCCTAACTTATTGTAATTAACTCCAGACAAGTCTCGATGATTAACATTCATAGATTCTATCTTTGAGTCTCCCAAAGTTTCAACCACATCAAAGCCTGATTCAATAAAGGCATCTTCTTTTAAAACAACCAAGTCCATAACATCTAGAGTTTGCTGAATTGATGCTATAGCAGTAATTAGTTCTTTATTTTCTTCTGCATTCAAATCAGGATTGTTAGTACGCCATACTGAGAGTGTATTGTTTGTAGTTCTAGTGCACGCAGTTATAGCATCGGCATCATAGTCTGCAAGTTCCTTCGCTTGACATGGCTTCCATTTGGAATACGATATTTTACGAATCAAGTAGGCCATTAAACTAAACCTCTCAAAGACTCCATGACTCTAGTCTTATATTCTGAAAGACATTCATCATCAATATCTACCATCTGTTCTAAAAAGGCACTGTGCTTAGGATTTTGCCATGATTCCGCGGCTCTCAATATTGCATCTTTAACATCCAAGGATTTATGCGACCATGATCCAACAAGAATTACATCAGCATTCTCGTTTAACATTGAATAATCCAAAGATGCAGAAATAAGGATAAAATCACTCAAGCTTGAGGGCTTTTTGTCTAAAAAAACATGTAACCACGCTTTTTGAAATAGACGTTCAAAAACAAGCTTATTCTCTCGATACAAATTTTCAAAAAACAATTGTGTACGAGATACCTCACCATCTACATATTCATCACGTGAAAAAAGGATTTTGAATTCCTCGAATTTCTTTTCAACCCTTTTATCTATAACTTTACCTATATCTTTATAATTGACCTTTGCAGCGCTGTTACTGCTATTCATACCATCATCAGCAGAATATAAAGATCCACTATCTGAGCTTAAAAGCCTATTATCATTTTTCCATCCAGATACATTTTCAAAAATAACACCTTGCACTTTCCAATCATGCTTGCCAATTTTTTGATCCACACCCTCTCTCGTGATAGGTAATGTATCACTGTATATTCTTTGAGCCTGAGCACCGCTCTGCTCATTTATATTGGATATGAAATATTGCCAAGACATTTTAGGCACCAACTACAGTGTAGGCTGAGTCACGCATTTGACTAGCTTTAACTACCATCAGATGCAGCCTTTCATTTATTTCCGCATATTTGAATCTCAAGGATTGATTCTCGTGCGCAGTATTTATATCTGTATCAACCACCAAGCTATCTTGCATAGGTTGATTAATTAACCCATGATAACCTCTTCTAATGGTTGTAATAGCATTCATATTATCTTCAACAGATGGAAGATTTATTTTCACTGCTCGTCTAGAGTCCCATTCGAAAGGAATATCATCATCAATAGGTTTATGAAGGTTGTTAAATGCGTTTTGATACTCCTCTTTACTGCCAATAAAAAGCGTTGATGTAAGTAGAGCAATTCTATTAGCAACCTTATTCGGGAAAAGCGCCACTAATCCAGAAATAACTTTTACGATTGTTGCACCGATAGCATCCACACTATCAGTGTCATTCGCAATTGTAATAGAAGTTAGTTGCCCTTGTATATTTACTTGTAATAACTCGTCAGGAGTAACCATGCGCAGAAAATTTCTTTTTTCTCCTGTCATTGGATTAATCTCATTACCAAATGACGGAATCAGCTGCAAATCAGAAAAAGCGCTCATGGCTTTGCTTATCCAATGAACATCAGTGGTAACATCAGAATTATCAACAAATATATTTACAACATAATTCCTTGACAAAACCTTCATTTAAATCTCCTTTATGAAAATATATACATCAGTATACGTGATATTTCATATCAACGATATTAGTACGAGAAGAAATACTAACACCGTCATACGTTGCGCACCTTTTACCTTTTTCTATAAGACCTGTGTTCTACCATCACTCCGATTATCTGGATTTGCTGTCGGTCGGAGTGCATAGTGGGGTAATCGTCATTGAGGGGAATCAGTTCAAACACCTCTTGGCCGCTCTCGTCGATGCCGCGGGGCCGGTACTTTTTGAACGTAGCCTCATTGCTGCCGTTCTTGGCCACGACGTAATCCCCTGGCTGGGGTGACTCGTCAGGGTCAACGATGATTAGATCCCCTTCCTTGAACTGCGGCAACATGGAATCACCGCGCAACCACAGGCCAAAGCCGTAAGGGCCTATCTCTCCCCCAGCCGATACGTATTCGACATTGCCATCGAAGGCTGTGGCCTGCTCGCACATCTCGCGCCAGTTACCGGCTTGGACATAACTAAGGATCGGAACCCTATTACCTTGCGGGATCACTGCAGGTTCCACGTTCGAAAGTACAGGTGAGCCCTTCCCCGTAGCAAGCCAATGTGCAGACACGCCAAACACCTTGGATAACTGGGCCAAGTTGTCGCCACTGGGAGAGTGCTCATCATTCTCCCACTGAGAAATGGATGACTTTTTTACACCAATGAGTTCACCCAGCTTTTGCTGGGTAAGTCCATGTTTTTTCCTGAGTTCTCTAATGCGTTCACTTTTCATAGTTCAGTAATCTAAACAATTTCCAGTCCAGAGTGCTTGACCATAAAGTCCAGATCACTTAACTTTCCGTAAAGTTAAGTTTCTTGAACAAAAGTTCAACAAGCAGAACTTTGAGGTGAGCATGAAAACTGAATCAGCCGTCGACTACTTCGGCACCAAAGCAGCTATTGCTGATGCCCTAGGCATCAAAAGAAGCGCGGTATCCCAATGGGGAGAAACCATCCCCAAAGGCCGCGCCTACCAAATCGAGGTACTGACAGACGGCAAGTTGAAGGCCGACTCGCGTAGCACCCCGCAACACCCCACCCCTTGTGTTTGAACCCCCTAAGAAGGATTCATCATGACTACTCGAATCAAACCTATCCGCATCCCCAGTGATGTGAGCCAACTACCGCTTGATTACCCGTTTGGTGATCGGGTCAGCGAATGCCTAGAGGAGTACGCCAAGCGCCAAGGCTTGACGATTGGAGCCGTTAAAAAGCGTGCCGACCGCGGCCAGTTGCCCATTTTGCAAGACGGCCCTGGCGCACCTCGCGAGGTCAATCTTTACGCCCTGTTCCTGAAAGCCCGTTATCAGGCTGAGCGCTACGTCACCATGACGCTCGCGTGAACCTGCAAACACCATAACGGGTCAAGGAGAACCTCGCATGTTTACCGAATACGCCAGCAAACATCCGCACTGGATCAGCGCATGCCAACGCTTTGCGGCCAGTCACAACATGGCCGAGATCGCCCAACTAACGGGCATGAATCCGCAGATCCTGCGCAACAAGTTAAACCCCGACCAACCTCACGAGCTGACGGTTGCTGAGTTGATTGCCATTACCCAGGCAAGTGAGGGGGATGAAACCCTGTTCGATGGCGCCCTGTTCTGCTGTGGCCTGACGGCCATTGCTATCCCCGAGCGGGAGAAGGGCCCGAGCCTTGCCCATCAGGTGATTGACACCACGGCCAAGGTGGCAGGACTCGGCGCGCAGGCGCTGACAGTGGTAGAAAGCGGCCGCGTCACCAAGGGGCAGCGCAATGCATTGGTCGGTGCGGCAACAGCGGCCATGGGCAACCTTGCCCTGCTGATCACCGAGATCGAGCACAAATACCAAGCCATTCCCTCTCTGTCTTGTGCGCTGGATATGGCGCGCATGGCGGCAGGGGCTTAGGAGAACACATGAGACTGATTTGCCCCCACTGTGGTGCCCGCGCCAGCACTCGCACATCCATCCGGATGAGCCCGCTTTGCGGCATCGCCACTTATCAATGCAGCAATGTGGATTGCGGCCACACCTTCAAGGCGGGGTTCGAAATCATCGCAACCATCAGCCCCAGTGCCATGCCCAATCCGGCCATTGTGCTGCCCATTGTCCCGCGCAGGGTGAAAGAGGTGGCCCAGTGATCCCCTCACTGGCCGCCAGATTCTGCGCCCAGGTGAAGGAGAAACCAGCATGCAACACACCCAACCAGAGCCCCGCAACATCGCCGGTCTGACCGCCGAGGAGCAGGTGTTGATGAATACCGCAGGCATTGCGCTGTTGCGGGAGCATCTCAACCGGGCGGGTTCAAACCTCGACGGTGATTGGCTTAATGCGCCCAAGACCAAGCGAGTCGCCATTTGCACCATCGCCCGCCAGCCGTGGGATTCGCTGATGATGGCGACCCTCTCTGCCCTGCCCTATCAGCAGCGTGAGGCGATCCGCCTTGCGGTGATTGCGCTGGATTATCAGTCGCTGTTTCACAGCGGGTGCGACCCCAAGGTGTGGCACCCGTCGGTGAAGGTGACGCCGGCTGAAGTGGCCGAGCGGAAGAAGAGAGAACAGGCCAAACGCCAGCAACTGGAGCATGCGGTGCATGTCGCTGGCCAGATTGGCCAAGAAGGCCCGCGACCTATCGGGCACTAAAAAGCCCGCTTAACGGAGCTGCAACTCCAAGCGGGCCTTTATCAACAACGTATGAGGAAGTCGACATGGCAACTTTAGCGATCCCCTGCGCCCTGCGCAACCTTCGCATCCAGCAACGCAAGCTGACGGGCCGCTATGGCGCCCGTCTGAGCCAACACCCGGATGGGGTGGCGCTGCTTGAGCGTTCCACCGCACTGGCTTGGGCTTCTCTGTTCAGCTGCATCAACCCCTGCACACCTCAACAAGGAGCCTGACCATGACCGCACAGCCAACCCAAATCAATCTGCTCAACCACCATGCCGCCAAACGCCTGCGCCAGTTGCGGGAACAGCTGAAGCTGAGCCGCCCGAAGTTTGCCGACCTGCTGGGCATTCCACCCACCACGCTCAAGAACTACGAGCTGGGATACCGCGAGATTGGCGGCGGTTTGTTCCTGCTAATTGCCAACCACCCAGAGCTGAAACGGCACATCGACTGGCTGCTGACCGGCATCGCCACGCCGGAGGTGCAACCATGAGGCAGATCTTCCACCCCATATCCGAGCAAGAGGCGCTGGCAGAGTTGCCGCGCCTTCAACAACGGCTGACCGCCAAAGCTCGCCCTGCCTCTTTTACCTATCGGGGGTCAGAGGGCAAATCCCTGTTAGTCCAGGCGCAGCAGTCATTGCGCTGGCACCAGCTGTTTCACCACCTCAACCGGAGGGCCCGCCCATGAGTGACGCCATCAAGATTGCCAACCAAGCACCCAAGGTGATCGAGGGTCTGCTAGCCGAGATGTTTGCCGCACGCGCCGAGGATAACCGCATCGCCCTGGGCGCACTCTACTCGGGGGATGAATACATCCAGGTGCAACTGGTGGTGACCAGCAAGCCTGCGGATCTGCTCGATGACGATTTGGTGATGGGGGATGAGGCATGAGTACCACGCTGTTCACCCTGGCCAGCCTGAAAGAGTGGCTGGCCCAGAACGAATCGAAACTGCTGCCGACCGCCCCGCTCTGCTGTGGTGGTGAACTCGGTATCTCGATCCGCATCGAGGCGGGCCATATCGCCATCGATGAGCCGGACTTTCAGGCAATAGATGAGGCATGCGATGAGCAACTTCGAACTGTTTGAGCTGGACGCCCAACAAGATCAGTGCGAGGCCGGCCCGGCACATATGCAGCCCACCACACCGGTCAGCCAGCTGACCACCCACTGGTTTGCCGCCCGCGCCGAGTTTATCGCAGCAGGCAGCGATGCCAGAGGCAACCGGGATCAGGTGGCCGAGCTGCTGGCGCTGGGTGCAATGCGCACCGTCTACTGGTTGGCCGCTGCCAATCAAGAGTTGGCACTAGCCCGGGAAATTGCCGAGTGGTGGGCCGAGTGCGCACCACTGCATGGACAGGGGGAGATCATCAAATGAGCCATGGACTGCAATGGGAGCTCACGCTCCTGCAAGATCGCTGGCAAGCCACCTACCGGGAAGACGCAGCACGGCTTCGCCTTTATCAGCGAGAGCTGGCCCATGCACGCCGACTACCTGCCCGCCCCCACGCCAGCATCAAACAGTTGCTGCGCCAATGTGCGGCCGCCCGCCGATTAAAAGAGCATGCCCAAATGAGCGTTCGTGGCTGCCAGTTCCGCATCAAACAGCTATCCGGTTATCTGTCTGCATGACCAGCAAGACCAAACGCCTGCTGCTGTCGAAAAGAACACTGCGGCAGCGCATCGATACCCTTTGCAACTCTCTGCCCGGCGTCAACTTTGACGCCGCTTTTGCTGGTGACCGCGGTCAGTACGACCTGATCTGGGCCATGCAACTGCTCGATGGGCTCTCCACCGAGTTGACCAAGAACCTGTTCAAGCAGTACATCCGCCGCCGCAAGGATTGCAGCTTTACCCATTGCCGCTCCGCCAACATCTGGTTGAGGGAGCGAACCAAGTGGGTGCGGATGCAGCTCCAGACCATCCCGGTTGATCCAAAACAGATGCGCGATGAGACCGGCCGCAAACAGATTGCCCACCAGTTTGCCAACCAGACCGCAGCCATTTACAAGCACATCGAACAGAGCATCAAAGAAGGTGCCGAAGCGGATCTGCTGCAGACCTGGGAGCTGATGCGCCAGCCTGCCGACCAGTGGGGGTTTATCGGCGATCTGCCGAAGTTCAAAACCGACGAGATGCGGGATAACTGGATCCTGAGCGTGATGGTGCGCCTGCTCTCTGCCAAGTGGTGGGAGAAACGCGTCAACCGCTGCTGGGATCGGCTGCAGGAGCAGATCAACATTCTGCTCGGTAAGGTACGCAAGGGCGTGTCGGCTTATGTATCGAACGCCACCATGAAGGTGGTGCGCGAACGCAAGCGGGCCATGATGCGCTGGCTGGCCGAGTCGGAAGTGGTCAACGAGCAGTATGACCTGGTCGTGTCGATGAAGGATTGCTGGGAGGCCAGCAACGCCAACCCGGTGAACCGCCGCAACGAAATGATGGTGCGTGCTCGGGGATTCAATGACTATGCCGAGGAGCAGAGTCATGTGGGGGTCTTCTTCACCTGGACAGCCCCGAGCCGCTTTCATGCCTGGACACAAAAGCACAACGGCAAAGTGGTAGAGAACAAACGCTATCAAGGGGCCACGCCGCGGGAAACCTGCGCCTATCTGGCTAAACTCTGGAGCCGCGCCAGGGCCGCCCTCAAACGGTGGAACGCGCCCGTTTATGGATTTCGCGTTTGCGAGGCTCACCACGACGGCACCCCGCACTGGCATCTGCTGCTATTTATGCGCCCGGAAGATCGCAACCGGGTGATCGGCATCCTGCAACGCTATGCCTTGACCGATGACCACGAAGAGCTGGTACGGGATATCAAGGGCGCCCCACCCTTTACCGACTTCACACCCCGCTTTGACTGGAAAGAGATAGACCCGGCCAAGGGGGATGCCGCGGGCTATATCGCCAAATACATTGCCAAGAACATCGACGGCGCCTACTTGGACGATGACGAAGAGGCCGGCACCGCCGCCGATGAGGGCGCCCTGCATGCCGTGGCCTGGGCCAGTTGGTGGGGCATTCGCACCTTCCAGCAGATCGGAGGCGCTCCGGTCGGGGTATGGCGCGAGCTGCGCCGTATCAGCAACGCCAAGAAAAATGCCGATCTGGTGGGCCCACCCAAGCCAGTACTGCAAGACCCACGCTTTGAGGCCGCCCGCTTTGCCGCAGATAACGGCATCTTTCGCTGCTACCTACACGCCATGGGCGGCGCACTGGCGACCCGTGCCGAACATCCCATCAGACTGGCCCACCTCATCGAGGAGCAGGCCAACAGCTATGGTGAAGACATCAAACGCCTGATGGGCATTACCTCCGCTCGCCTTGGCATCAAGACCCGCCTGCAAGGGTGGGAAATTGTGCCCGCCGGCACCCATGAAGCCAGGAAAGCCGCCGAGGCTGCAGCGAGGGGTGTTGGGGTTAAGACGGGCGACAGCCCGGCACCTTGGAGCTCTGACAATAACTGTACGCGGCCGGATCCTGATGCCTTCGCAGAGCAGATCATGAGGGAACAATGGGGGTTATCGCCCTTTTCCATCGACCGATTACGGGCTGGAGCCAGTGTCAGGGTCGACGGTTTCACACTCTGGCTGGAGAACGGCCAGCTGCAATCGTGCAGATCGCTACCCAGCGAGCCGGATTGGGAGCTCGATGGCCAGCCGCCCGCAGAACAGAGCCTGCTGGATGAATACGCGGTACCAGATGGGGATGAGGACTGGCCGATGCTGATTGAGCTATGCGGCAAGGTCTATGAGGCACAAGGCCATACTGGGACACACCGCTGGATCGAGATGCTGCCGCAGCCCTATAAGTCACACATGTGGGCAGAACTGGAGAAGCTGGACATCCCGGAGTGGCTGCAAGAACAGAACGACTACAGCGAGGAGTGGGTATGAACAACAAACATACCGTCAGCCGCAAAGAGTACCGCCGCCTGGATAATCGGGTGACCTGCATTCTCCAGCAGCGCTGGCCACCCAAGACAATCAGCCACTGGGTGAGGATACTCAATGGCAAACAGCAGTCCGTGGCCTGCGCCATCCTGCGCCGCTGGCACCCTCGCCCAACATCGCTGGCCCTGCTTCCATCGCCGCCGAGGTGCCAATCCCGTTTCAGGCCAGAGCCAAACTCCCCACCGTGCCGGTGCACTCTGCAGATGGCCGCCCTGTTGGTCGCCGCCATATCGTAGACAGGCTCACCCCAGTGGCCATCGACCAGAGCGGCACCATCCGGTGCGTCGTCACCGGCCGCTCCCTCTTTAACGTACAGGATAACATCACCGACAACCCCAACCTCGGTGCAACCTAACAACTCAATCCAACATATCGACCAACAATTCATTTGGTAGTGGCGGACTACCACCAACATGTAGAAACATCAGCTAAATAACTTTCAGTAAACACGGCTAAGAACCTGCTGACTTGCTCACCTAAAGACCCTTTGTCTTCTTTCTTATTCCGCCGCCGACCATCATGCTCAACTACACCATGTGATATGGACGACTCTGCTCACAAAGGCGAGTCTTGCTAATACATCTCATGGTTGCTAACTGGTTACTCGATGGTTGCTTTTTCACACAAGACAAAAGGAAATACTGAGGGGGAGGAGAATATATCTAGACAGTGAATATCGGCTAGTAATATCATTATACAAAAGACATTAATATATGTCTTTTATGGGTGAAGGACCGAGTTATACGAGAGGTTTTATTCTCAGTTCAATAGAGCCCACCCTAATAACCTTTAGTTTTTTATTTCAATTTTAGAAGGTGTAAAAATGGACGATAGAATTGAAAAGATCATGAAATTTATTTCAGAATTCAAACCTAGATTTGAAGATAAAATTAATTTAGAAGTTAAGGATTGGGAGCAGATAAAGGAACTGGTGTCATTTTATATAGATAATGATGAAGGAAGTCCTATAGTTGATTTTATAGATCTTTCTAACTGGGATTCAGTTGAGCGATATTCGTTTGATGATGAGTCTAGAACTCTAGAATTAGTATGGCATGATTTTCAAGCTAATGATCCTGATGGTCTGAGAGATTATTTTGGGGTTGACCTAATAAAGTGTGATATTAAAATTGAATCTGTTGTCATTACAATAAACAGATCCATGCCTGTGTTATTGTTAAAAGGTTATTATCAATCAACAAAGGATATAAATCTAACCTATAATAAAAACTGTTCACGTATAAATATATCCTCTAACCATCCATTTTCAACCGAAATAGACAGAGTAGTAAAGAGAAAAGAACAATCAATAATTGTTCCTAATATAAACTGCTTTACAATGTCAATTGTACCAAATTGCGCAAGATACATATCAGCAAATGAATCAAAAACACTGTTGTATAAATTCAATATAGATGTTGTACAGAAAAGACTCTTGGCTGTAATTTCTGAGCTAACAACAGTAGATGATGCTAATCAAGAAAGTCTACAGATCCAAGGAAATATTGCTAGAAAATGTTTCGAAAATGCCCTGAAAGTACTAAATCTTAAGGCTCAAGTTGCATTTGAGAAAGACTATCAGAGGCTGATGCTAGGTGATTTAGTGGGCATCCTGAAAAATCTGGATTTTTCTGATGCTCTTGAGTTCAAGCTACCGAATGTTTTAGATACATTGAATGCATGCAGTCACGACTCGGGGATATTTATCAATAAAGAAGATGTATTCAAATCTATATTGTTCATCATCGCAGCCATCAATTCAAACTAAATATGGTTAACAAAATACACCAAAAGGCTGCCAACATGGTGTGTATTTAGCCATAATAAACACTGTGGTTAAGGTTTGTTGTTGTTAAATATTTTGATAATGCGTTGGCAGTCTATTTAACGCATAGCGGGCCTCAATTGAGAAATTAGATAAATTGATGATTATCTCGAGTCAATCGGTAGTAACAGCTAAGGAGGCTATTGAGCGCCTAGCGCTTTCAGTACCAACTGCCGCCCCTCCGGCGTCAGCGAGTTCATCAGGCTCAGTACCAGCAGGTTGCTGGTCTTGACCGAGGGGCTTAGGGTGTGGGCGAACGACAAAGTGGCCACCTTCAGCATCGGATCATTGGCAAAGATAGATATTGAATAACTCACTTAACCACCGGAAGTTCGTCAAGCACGGTGGTATAGCGGGGGCTTAAATGCTCCCGCTTCATCATCCACTCCTTAGTGTCGCGGCCACGGGCCGCGAAGTAGACCTTCCCCAACCGCCCCTGGTTAATCCTGTCGATGACCTGCATCAGCGCCTCGCTGCGCTGAGATTGCTGCTGTACGGCGAACAGGTCGCCCTGCTGCATGCTGGCTGGGATGAAGTCGGCCAACATGACGCCCCCTTTCTGGTAACGCTGCTCATCGCACCAGATGCGAGGGAGCAACTCGGGGATCAGAGCCAGCAGCGCGCGGGTGTCATGGGTGGGCGTGGCCAGCTTGGTGCTCACCTGGTTGCCGTAATAGGGCTCCCGGTCGCTGAACGGGCTGGTGCGAATGAACAGGGTGACATGGCGGCAACACATCCCCTCCCCCCGCAACTTCTCGGCGGCCCGCTCCATGTAACCGGCCAGAGCCTGGTGCATGGGACCTATCTGGGTGATGCGCTCGCCGAAGGAACGCGAACAGATAATCTGCTGCTTGGCCTGAGCCTCTTGCTCCAGCTCGGCACAGGGGATCCCCCGCAGCTCCTGCACCGTGCGCTCGATCACCACGCCATAGCGGCGCCGCAGCGCCTTGGGGTCGGCAGCGACCAGGTCGGCCACCGTCTTGATGCCCTGCACCTCCAGCTTGGCGGTGAGCCGTCGGCCAATGCCCCATATCTCATCCACCGGGGTGATCGCCATCAGCCGGGCACGCCGCGCTTCATCCCGCAGATCCACCACCCCGCCGGTGGCTGGCCACTTCTTGGCGGCGTAGTTGGCGAGCTTGGCGAGCGTCTTGGTGGGGCCAATGCCGACCCCCACGGTCAACCCCGTCCACAGCTGCACCCGTTCGCGAATCTGACGGCCATAGGCCACCAGGTCGCCCGCCCACGACTCGCTCAGTTCGATGAAGGCCTCGTCGATGCTATAGACCTCCACTGCCGGGGCCATTCCCTCCAGAATGGTCATCACCCGGTTCGACATGTCGCCATAGAGTGCATAGTTGCTGGAGAACCAGACCCCGCCCATGGCCTCGAAGAATTGGCGGACCTGGAAATAGGGAATTCCCATCTTGATGCCCAGCGCCTTGGCCTCCGCCGAACGGGCCACCACGCAGCCATCGTTGTTGGAGAGCACCACGATGGGCCGCCCCTTCAAGTCGGGGCGGAACAGCCGCTCACAACTGGCGTAGAAGTTGTTCACATCGACCAGGGCGACGGCGCAGCGCTTGTTCATGGGGTATCCATCTGATGCACGACAAAAGACACCACTCCGAAGATTTCCAGCTCCTGCCCCTCACTGAAATGGATGGGCCGATATGCCGGGTTGCCAGGGAGCAGCGCCACGGCTGGCGCAAGCTGCAGCTTCTTCACCGTGAACTCGCCATCGACCGCAGCGACTACCACGCTGCCGTGCTGTGCCTTGCGGCTACGGTCGACGACCAGCAGGTCGCCATCGCGGATCCCGTGGTCGACCATGCTGTCACCGGCTGCCCGCACAAAGTAGGTGGCCGCCGGGTGGGCAACGCACAACTGATTGAGGTCGATGGTCTGCTCGGTGTAGTCCTGCGCCGGCGACGGAAAGCCGCAGGCCACCGGGGAGAGGAATAGGGGTAGCTCCAACAGGGGAGCATCTGGGGCGGGTTGAGCAAACATGCTGGCAATCTCTGCATTACTGTATGAATTAACAGTATAGCAAGCCACCAAAAGCGGATCACCGTTCGGCGTTTGGCTCCGCCTACGGTGGCGCCGTAGCAGAGGGAGATCCGAGCCTATCCCAAGAGCATTGTGCTAAAGTTCAAGCCCTCAATAGAGTCAGAGTGTTATGATTCAACTGGCTTTTTTAATGACGAAACGTTAGGAGGAACTAGTGGAAGATAAACTCAAGCTGAACCCAGGTGAAACCTTGAAGCGGGTACACTTTCGTACCAAAGGGACTATGGGCCAAACAGAGATAGAGACTCTATCGATTCTCAATCCAAATGGGGAAGTTGTTGGCGAAGTGGTTTACACCGACCACACTAATTTGAGAGGTCTTCAAAGACAGCAACATGTTTGCCAAACAGACCTTGAGGGCAATGTCATCGTGGATGAACGCTGGTAATTCCAGAATTAATACTACAGGGCCAAAGGCGCTATTGTATCCTTGGCCCTTGTTATCTCTGTGTATGTTTCCTGCCAAAACTAACGCCCCCTTCCTTTTGTAAAACCGGTACCCTGCCGGCGGTGTTGTGCTGGTGGGAGGAGTGATGGGGCCACCCATAGCATCTATCCCCTGCTCGATGTCGCCGAGCACCGAGAAGCCGGCACCTACTACTCCATCATCCACGAATACCCGATGACCCTGGCCGCCGCCCAGCGCATCCTGGCCGACAAGACCCGCCATGTGCAGCCCGTGACCCACAGCAACCACGATTGGAACAGGTTGCTCCCCCACCTACACCGCCAGCCTGTAGCAAAATGTTGGTAAATGTGAACCCGGTCAGTGACATTCTTGGGGGCCTTGGCCCCCTTCAATCGACAATTTTTAGGGCTTAGGGCAAGATAACCAAACGGACAATAAGTGCATCATTTTCAGCAGGTTGTGGGCAATCAGCATATGAAGATTGGTGTTGGGTGGTATAACAACAAAAGCATGGGTAATGGTATATGGATAAGTCTGAACTACCAGAAGAAATAACTACATTGATAAAGGCTGCTGAGGATGGAGATGCTACTGCTCAGTACGAGCTGGGATATAAATACCGTAGAGGACAAGGAGTAGAACAGAGTGATATCAAAGCACTCTATTGGTATCAAAAATCAGCTGAACAAGACAATCCTTTCGGCCAGAACGCATTAGGAGGAATGTATCACAATGGATGGGGTGTAGAACAAGACAATAAGAAAGCATTTTACTGGTTTACTAAAAGTGCTCAACAAGGCTTAGATATAGGCCAATTTCACCTAGGGAATTTATATCTTTATAATGCCACCACGAAAACAAATGATAGTAAAGCTGTATTCTGGTTTCGCAAGGCTGCAAAGCAGGGAAATTCTGATGCACAGTGTAATCTAGGTTGGATGTACGATCAGGGTCGTGGCGTAAAACAAAGCTATGTTAAAGCCGTTGAGTTGTATCGCAAAGCAGCAGATAACGGAAGTTCAGTCGCTCAATTCAACCTTGGGTTATGCTATATGACTGGAACAGTAGTTGAGCAAGACGACGCCAAGGCTCTTAGTTTATTACGCAAAGCGGCCAATGGTACCGATTCAGAAATACGTTTTGAATCCATTGAGATGCAAGATCAAATCGAAAGAAAAATACTATCCCCACAAATAACAACTATACGACAGAAAATTTTAAACTTGCTCAAGGTTGATAGTGAACTAACAAAGACCATGACCCATTACACATCAATCAAGGTAGGTAACGCCTTATTGTTTGGGCAAAGTCCGCTGCGCCTTGGGCATATCAATGCACTCAATGACCCCAATGAAGGTAAATTGCTATGGCGATATCTTGGTCATGCATCGGTTGAAGGTAAACCTGTATTTGTTGGCTGTTTCCTTCCTGAGGAAGACAGCTTAAATATGTGGAGATTTTACAGTAAAAACCAGAACAATGATGATGCATGTGGTTGTGCTATAACATTTAACACAGAGACATTCTTTAGTTTTAATTTATTAAATCACTCTTTAATATTAAAACAACAGACAGAACCTAAACTTGCATTTTCCAATACAGGAAAATCACCTCAAGAGAGTGCAACCTTCTATCGAATAGTTTATATTAACGATGACATGACTATTTGTGGCGACAATAATAAAGATGCTCTTGAAGGATTGTTTAATGAGTTAAAAAAAGAAGCAAATATTTTTCTTGGAAACTCGCCAGATGATGAGAGGCTTCAGCAGCTATCTAGATTACTTGGACCACTACCATTTCTACTCAAAGACGCAGACTATGAAGCAGAAAAAGAACACCGTATTATCGTGACTCATCTGGAATACGGTGCAAACGAAATTCAGGTTTTTGAGCCAACTATTGAAGATGGGATTCCGATAACCTCACCGAGGCTCTATCTGGAACTACATAGAACTAACCACCTCGACCCAATAAAGCATGTAACTCTGGGCCCCAAGTCCCCCCATCAAGAGATGATGGCCCCCTACTGGCATCATAAATTGGCCAGTGAATTCCCTAATCAACTCAAAGCCAAACCTGATTTTTATGTCAGAACCTCCAGGTGCGCTTACAAGTGACTAAAAGAGCGAATTGATACGCGCCATCACTTCACTCTGAATGTGAAAGGATCTGACGGAAAGTGAAGGATCGCAACGAGGATCTGTATTCCCGCACGCGACCAGTGCTGGCGCGGGGAGCAGATACCCTCCCCCAGTCTTTCACCCGCATGGTTTTCAACACATAAAGCGGGCAGGCGAGGCGGGGTCCCGATTGCGCGCGCTGGGTGTTGAGGGGCCTTTCGAAGCTCCGCTCAATGCTCGCAGGTGCGCGTGAAGGATCTCGGGAGTGTGATGGGCGAAGGGTTGGCCGAGGGTGGCCTGTAGCGCGACTGGTGGGCTCTGGCAGGATGGGAGCTCAGCCAAAACAAAGCCCCCTGGGTAGGGGGCTTTGAATTAAATCATGGAGGAATTTGGAGGAATTCCAATTTGAAGATAGCCAAGGTTTTCAGCTTTGCACTGTCAGATCTGACAGTCGATAAGAAGTGAATCGGATTATCTCCTCCCCTGCCCACTCGTTGAACTGCGCAAAGTTCGCCTTCATGCTATCGATCTCGTTGACGTCAAACACCTGGGCCGCCTTGGTCACATCCCCAAACCCGCCCGTATTGTTCGGTACGACCCCCATCAGTTGCGGCGGTACCCGATGGGCCGCCAGCTGGTCATCCCGGCTCACCCCCTTGATGGACAGGAAATCATCCTTGGCCGCAATCTCGGCCACCGGGATCAGCTTCACCGAATCCGCCTTGCCACCCGGGGTGTAGAGCAGCAGGTTACGGAAGTTGCCCGGCCCCTTGCTGTTTTGCAGCGCCGTCTTGAGCGCGGTGATGTCGCCCTCGTTCTGCAGGGCATCGCTGATATGTAGGATGAACCCCGCATGACTGCCGTTCTCGTAGTAGCGACGGCGAAACAGCGTGGCCGACTCGTTGAGCAGAGCCGAGTTCAGGCTGGCCACATAGTCGGGGATGCCATAAATTTCCTGGTTAACGTCCGCCTCCATCACATGCCCAACATCACCGGTGGGCAACTCCACCTCATCCCCTGGCCTTGGCACCCACCAGTAGCGCTCCAGGTCGAGGGATCGGCGGGTGTATTTGGCTGGCATCTGGTCATAGCGCAGCGTGCCACCCAACCGGTTATGCACCCGCTGCAGGTGAGCATTACCGAAGATCTCGTAGTCCATCACCAACCCGGTGAAGGCAGCCAGGCTCAGTTTGGGATGAGGGATGAAACAGCCGCGCAAGATATTGCGCTTCACCTGGATGGCCGAGGCGTGATGCACTGCCGCCCGATAGACCCGCGCCAGCCCGTGCAGGCTCAGGGGATGCTCATACCAGCGGCCGTTGTGCATCGACTCGAGGTAATCGAACACCTCCCGCTGGGACAACACCGGGATAGCCTCCCCAAACGTAAACGCCTGCACACCGGCAGGCGAGTTGATCTGCTCACTCATCAGTAAATCTCCATAAAGCCGGAATTGGTGCCGGTCTGCCCCTCAAGGGGCTCGTGTAACAGGGCTTGCATGGTTGCCCAGGCAATATCGGCGTGGCTGGTCTCATCAGATCTGCTGGCCTCGAAGGTGGGCAGCTTGCCGCTTTGGGTTACGGCGCGGCGGATGCTCATGAACGCCTGGGCCAAGTCGGTCCAGCCGCTGTCGAACTCCAGCCGCCCCTTGTTCATCACATCCTGCGCCTTCATCACCATCCGCATCTTCACGTTGGGGTTGTACTGAATGGCGGTCACCGCCGGATAAAACTGCTTCACCAGCTGATAGACCCCCTCCCCGATCCCGGTGGTATCGATGCCGATATAGGACACGTTATAGCGATCGCAGATGGCGCGAATGGATTTGGCCTGGGCGTCAAAGTCCATCCCCTGCCAGCGGTGGCGCTCCAACACCCGAAACTTGCCACCCGGCACCAGTGGCGGGGCCAGCACCGCGCAGCCGGCGCTGTCACCTTTACCCCCCTTGGCCGGGTCATAGCCGATCCACACAGCCCGGTTGGCCAGCGGCCGCAAGGTGTGGGGCTTGTAGTCCTCCCACACCAGCCAGCTGTCGACCATGCAGCGCTGCAGCGTCGCCAGCGGAAACAGGCTCTCGGTGTCATCCATGAATTCGCACATCAGCAGGTTGCGGTATTCATCCTCGGAATACTCACTGCGCAGCTGATCCAGGTCGAACAGGTTACAGCCGCCGCGCACCGCATCCTCCACGGTGACGATCTGCCGCCACTGACCATCGGCACACAGCTTGCCGGCAGACAGATTGGCGTGGCTCAGGTCAATCTCGACCCGGTCTGCCTTGGCCTTGCCGCGGTTAAAGTTGGCGCCAGACCAGAATCCATAAGCGGGATGGGAAAGGCTGGAAGGGGTGGAGATGTAGGTCTGGCGCCACTTCTTGTGCATCGCCATACCGGAGGCCACCTTGCGGAACTCCAGAAAGCCGTGGATCCAGAAATACTCATCCATGTAGATGTTGCCGTGGTAGCTCTGGGCGGTGCGGGCATTGGTACCAAGGAAGTAAAGGTGCGCCCCGTTCGGCAGCACCATGGGGTCACCTTTGAGCTCAACCCCCTCCTCCTTGGCGAACTGGATGATGTACTGCTTGAACATGTGGGCCTGTGCCTTGCTGGCTGACAGGAAAATCTGGTTGCGCCCGGTCACCAGGGCATCAATAAACGCCTCGAAGGCAAAGAAGTAGGTCGCCCCGATCTGGCGCGATTTGAGCAGGTCGCGGATCCGGTACTCCTGCCCGGCCTGATACCAGACCCGCTGGTAATCGAACATGGTCGACTCAAACCGCTCGATGAGCCGTTCTTGCTGCTCGGGCTCCACCACGTTGCGCTCGGGCGCCTTCTTCGGCCCCTTGTTGCGGTTGGCCACCTTGGGGTTGAGGTCGGCCTCGTTGCCACCGTTGCTGTACTTGTTGACCCGGGCGATGCGCTCGAGCTGGCGGCCCAGCAGGTCAATCTCCTTGAAGTCGCCGCCGCTCTTGGTCTCCTTCATCACCAGCTGGATCATGCGCGCCTCGATGGCGCTATCCACCCGGTCTATCGGTTTGATGTCCTCCCAGCCGTCGCGTTTCTTCCAGGTCGAGACGGTACCCTCCGGCGTTTGCAGCAACTCGGCAATGGCGCGCAGCGGATACCCCTGAAAGAACAGGTACATGGCCTGCCGTCTGGGGTCGAGATGAGGAAAGATGATGGGTGCTGTTGTCATGGCGCCAGTCTACCCAGCCGCTACTACCCCAAACGCCCCACTGCCAGTGTGTAGCGCCACCACACACTGACCCCGGATTGCACGATCCCGCCGCTCACCCAGACCATAACCGCGACATCACTACCCAATTACCAAAGGGATCCCAGCACATGCCTAAGTCCAAATTCTTCCGTGTTGCGGTTGAGGGGGGCACCACCGACGGTCGCGCCATCACCCGCGAATGGATTGAGCAGATGGCCCAGCGCTACAACCAGGCCACCTATGGCGCACGGGTCAATATGGAGCATATCCGGGGCCTCGACCCCAACGGCTTGTTCAAGATGTACGGCGACATCACCGCCGCCAAGACCGAAGAGGTCACCATCGAAGGGGAACAGCGGCTGGCCCTGTTCGTCCAGATTGACCCGACGCCGGAGCTGATCGCGCTCAACAAGAAGCGCCAGAAGGTCTACACCTCCATCGAGATCCACCCCAACCTGAACGAAAAAGGGGCCTACATGATGGGGCTGGCCGTGACAGACAGCCCGGCAAGCCTTGGCACTGAAATGCTGCAGTTCTGCAGCAAGGCCGCGGTCAACCCGCTGGCCGACCGCAAATACCATCCGGAATGCCTGTTTACCGAAGCCCTCGAAACCGTCATCGAGTTTGAAGATGAGCAGGAGAAAGGCCCGGGCCTGCTGGAACGGATCAGCGCCATTTTCACCAGTCACAAGCAGCAATCGACCGCCGATTTCAGCGAGGTGCATCAGGCCGTCGAAGCCGTCGCCAAAGAGGTGGCCAGCCTCGATACCGACCTGCAAACCAGGTTCAACGAACTGACAGCCCGGCAAACGGCGACCGCCAACGCCCTGGCCGACCTGACCACCCAGCTCGAGCGCCAGGAAGATTTCAGCCACAAGCGCCAGCCTGCCACCGGTGACGATGGCACCAAGCCAACCAACACCGATTTTTAAGGGACCCCGATAATGCGCAACGATACCCGTCAGCAATTCGAAAAGTACACCAGCCAACTGGCGAGCCTGAATGCCGTCAGCTCGGCCATGGTGCAATTCAGTGTCGAGCCCAGCATCCAGCAAAAGCTGGAAACCAAAATGCAGGAGTCCGTCGACTTCCTCAGCATGATCAACATCGTGCCGGTGGACGAACTCAAAGGGGAAAAGGTCGGCATCGGCATCAATGGCACCATCGCCTCTCGCACCGATACCAGTGGCGGCAAGGCCCGCGTCCCGTTCGACCCGACCGGACTGCAAAACACCAAATACGAGTGCGAAAAGACCAACTACGACACCAGCATCGGTTACGCCAAGCTTGATGCCTGGGCCAAGTTCAAAGACTTCCAGATCCGCATTCGCGATGCCATCGTCAAGCGCCAGGGCCTGGACCGCATTATGATCGGCTGGAACGGCAAACTCGCCGCAAAAGACACCGATCGCGTCCAGTTCCCCATGCTGCAGGACGTCAACATCGGCTGGATTGAGCACACCCGCAATGATGCTCCCGCCCAGGTGATGAGCGAAGGGGATGCGGGCACCGGCCATATCTACATCTACCAGCCCAACAGTGAAGCCGACACCAAAGAGGGTGATTACGGCAACCTCGACGCCCTGGTGTTCGATCTGGTCAACAGCAAGATCAAACCCTGGTACCAGGACGACACCGATCTGGTGGTGATCTGCGGTCGCAAACTGCTGGCCGACAAATACTTCCCCATCCTTAACGAGACCCGGGACAACCAGAACAAGCTGGCCGGTCAGGTGCTGGTGAGCCAGAAACAGATTGGCGGCCTGCTGGCGATCCGCGTCCCCTTCGTCCCGGAAGACACTCTGATCGTCACCCGCCTCGACAACCTCTCCATCTACTGGCAGATCGGCGGCCGCCGTCGCCACCTGGAAGAGCAACCGAGCCTCGACCGCATCGTCAACTGGGAATCCTCCAACGATGCCTACGTGGTCGAGGATTACGACTGCATCGCCGTCGCAGAAAACATCACGCTGGGCGCCAAACCGGCGCCTGCAGGCGGTTAAGGAGCCACGATGACACCTGCACAACGACACACCGCCCGCATCATGGCCGCCCTGCAAGGGGCGGCCAATCCCGAGCAGGAGCGCGCCGCCGCCAACCAGTACGAACTCCAATTGATGCAGCTGGCGGAGCACCGCCGCACCCTCAAGGGCATTCAGAGCCTCGAGCGCAAGATTGACGCCAAACGCACCATGCTGGCCACCTACACACCGTGGATTGATGGCCTGCTGGCCGCCGATCGCGGCGGTCAGGATGACGTCATGGTGACCGTGATGCTTTGGCACCTCGACACCTGCGATCTGGCAGGTGCCCTGCCAATGGCTGATTACGTGATCCGCCACGGCCTCAATACCCCTGACCAGTACGAACGCACCGCCCCCACCCTTATCGCCGAAGAGGTGGCCGATACCGCCATCAAGCTGCAAGAGGCGGGCAATGGCCCGTCCCTGCCATTGCTCAGCAGCTACATGAGCATGCTGGCTGACTGCGACATCTTCGACCAGGTGCGCGCCAAGTTGCACAAGGCGGTGGGCCGCGCCTGTTATGCCGAAGGGCTCAAGGAGCAAGCGGCGGACCACTACCGCCGCGCCATCGAGCTGCACGACAAGGTGGGCATCAAGCGAGAACTGGAAGATTTGGTGCGCGAGATCAAAAAGGATAAAGCCGCCGCCGGCCAGCCCGCCAATGAACCGGCACCGCAGCCAGGCGCTGAGCCCCAATCCGAATCACAGCCACCCGAACAGCCTGACCCTGCCCCCGGCGAGGCCAGCTAACCGAGCGAACCCCGCACCCTGGGCGGCTCGGGCCTGACGAATGCCAGCGGCATACCGGACGGCCCGACCACCGCCCAACATGCGGCGCTACCTCAAATCAGGAGCACCATGAGCACCGGATTTTTAGCCACCAACCCGACCCCGGCCGCCACTGAAGAGGGCGACATCACCAGCGCCCCCTTCTGGCCGGCCATCTCGCTCTGCGCGCTGCGCGACACCGTCCGGCTCGATGGCACCGTCACCACCGCGCGCCTCACTCATGCGGTGATCGACGCCATCACCAGCGTCAACCGGGATCTGGCCCAGTGGCGCAGCGCCCGAGAAAGTGAAGGTCACGCCACCCTGGCAGCCGTGCCCGCCGAGCCCATCAACGGCGAATCGGTACATCTGCACAGCTACCGGCGCGCCGTCTACGCCATGACCCGCGCCAATCTGCTGGAGCGCTACACCGACTACAGCGCCACCGGTGACGGCATCAAAGGGGCCGATGCCAAAGAGATAAGTTCGGATGACCTCTACCGCGACGCTCGCTTTGCCATCCGCGACATCATCGGCACCACCCACACCACGGTGGAGCTCATCTAATGCAACTGCGCAGCCTGCAGGGCGACACCCTCGATCTCATCCTGTTTCGTCACTACGGCTACACCGCAGGCATCACCGAGCAGGTGCTCAACCTCAACCCCGGGCTGGCCGCGCTCGGCCCCATCCTGCCAACCGGCACCCTCATCAACATGCCAGCGGCCCCCACGCAGGCCGAACAGCCGCTGATCCAGCTATGGGACTGACTGTCATGCGACAAAAGAGAACACCGACATGAGCCGCCTCGACGACGAACTCGAACGACTGGCCAACATCAGCGAGCAGCAACTCGCTGCCCGCATCCATACCGCCCGCATCGCAGGCACTGGCCCCCACTACTGCATCGACTGCGACGACCCGATCCCGCAGGAGCGCCGCGAGGCGATCCGGGGCTGCGAACGCTGCGCCGACTGCCAGACCATCCACGAATTCCAACTCGCCCGCCACTGCGGCAGCAAACGATAGGAGAGCACGATGCCAGAACCGATTTCCTCCAGCGCCGCAACCAGCACCCTCACCGGTCTGGCCTTGCTGTTCACCCTGCCCGGGGTGGATCCCTCCGTGGTGCTCGGCGCGCTCACCGGCGCAGTGCTATTTATCTCGGCCGCCGAAGAGCAGGGGCGCCTGCGCCGGATTGCCCTGTTTGTCGCCTCGTTTGTCAGTGGCCTGCTGCTGGCCGGCTTTACCTGCCAACTGCTGGAGGTACTGCTGCCCGCCAGCGTCCAGGTCAGCAATGCGATCGGCTCGCTGATCGCCTCCGCCATGATGGTGCGCCTGCTGCAGCTCATCATGCGCAATCAGGATCGGCTACTTGAAGCCTTGTTTAACAAAAGGGGGCAACCATGATCCCGACCACTCCAACCGGTGTGTTTATCTACACCGCCCTTTACGCCCTGATCTGCGCCGCCATCTTCCTGCGGGTCATGCTGTTTGACCGCAAAGGTGGCGAGTACCGCGCCCTGCCCGCCTGGATGGCGTGGCTGCTCTGCGTGCTGTCAGGCTCCATTCCGCTGCGCTTTCTGTTCGGCGGAATTCCGGTGCCAGATCCGGCCGCCTTCGGGCTTGCCCTCTTCCTGCTGTGCGCCGTGCTCAACACCCGCGGCTCGGTGCACCACCTGCTGCCCCGGGGCAAACCGTCAAGCACCGACCTGCCCGGGATATTTACCGGAGGTACCAGCCATGAGCCTGAAAAAAGGCGATACCGGCACCGCTGTGGCCGACCTGCAACGCCGCCTCACCGCCGCCGGTTATCCGGTGGCAGTCGATGGCTGGTTTGGTGAGGCAACCGAGCAGGCGCTGATAGCCTTCCAGCGGGATTACATGATCGCCGCCATCGGTCAGGCGGGCCCGCGCACCCTGGCTGCCCTGCTCGGCAGTGAGCGCGGCAACCAGCTGACCATCAACCACATGCAGGCCAGTGCCGATCTGCTGGCGGTGCCGCTGGCCACCATGGCCACCGTTGCCCAAGTCGAGAGCATCGGTGAAGGCTTCACCCAAGCCATGCGTCCAGTGGTGCTGTTCGAGCGGCATGTGTTCTACAAGCAGCTCACCAAACATCTGGGCAAGGCGGCAGCCGACCAGCTGGCCACCCATTACCCCAACCTGGTCAACCCCAAGCGCGGCGGCTATGCAGGCGGCGCAGCCGAGTGGGAGCGGCTGCAACTGGCCATCAGCCTGCATCGGGATGCGGCCATCGAGTCGGCTAGCTGGGGCATGTTCCAGATCATGGGTTACCACTGGCAGTCGCTGGGGTTTGCCTCCGCCAGCGACTGGCAGAACGCCATGCAGCGCAGCGAGGTCGAACACCTTACCGCCCTCCCTGTGCCGCTTTATCCAGCAAGACCCCGCCATGCTCAAGGCACTGCAGGGGCGAAAGTGGGCGGACTTCGCCCGCCGCTACAACGGCCCGGCGTTTAAGGAGAACGACTACGACACCAAGCTGGCCAAGTGGTTTGCGCACTTTACCAAGGTCTATCAGCTGCAGGAGGTGGCCAATGTGGCGTGAGCTGCTGGGCTCGCCCCTCAGCTGGTTACTGTTGGCGGTGGCTCTCGCCCTTGGTGGCTGGGGCTGGTCAGCCCGCTCGGCGGCCAAGGCCAAAGGGGACGTCACCACCCTGCAAACCAGTCTCAAGGCAGCCAATGAGAAAACCAAAGAGGCCGAGCGGCGCGAGCAGCTTAAAGAGACCGCCATCGCCACCCTCACCCGGGAACTGACCACTCAGGCACAAGCGGCGCAGCAGCTGCAGGGCCAGCTCGACCAGCTGACGCAGGCCGCCGCCACCCGCGCCGACACCATCAAGAGGCTTAAACGTGAAAATGCCGAACTCAAGGCTTGGGCTGATCGCCCTCTGCCTGACCCTGTTATCAGGCTGCTCCAGCGCCCCGCCCTCACCGGCGCCGCAGATTATCAGGCTCACCTGTCCGGCCCCGAGCCCCTGCCAGCTGCCGCCGGCGGCGCCACTCAATAACGGCGACTTGCTCGATCAGCTGAGCCAGACCGAGGCCGCCTGGGCCAGTTGCGCCGCCAAGGTCGATAGCCTCATCACCTGCCAGACACGACAACAAGGGAGTGAAGATGGAAAAGCCAAAACAGATCCGTGAGGTGCTGACCCGCTGCGTGCCGCACCTCAAGACCAACCCGGACAAGCTGCACATCTTTATCGCCCCGGGCAATATCGAAAGCACCGGCGCCCGCACCCTCTCGTTCGAGTGGCAATACCCCCTCACCATCGGTATTGAAGACTTTGCGGGCCACCCGGATCAGATCATGGTGCCGCTGCTGGCCTGGCTGCGCCAACACCAGCCCGAGCTGATGACCAACGACGAGCAGCGAAAAGATGGCATCACCTTCGAGGCAGAATACCTCGCCAATGACCTGATGGATCTCATCATCACCGTCAAGCTGACCGAGCGGGTCAAGGTATGGCAGAACGAACAGGGGATTGGCTGGGAACATCTGCCAGAGCCACCGGAAGACCCTTATGACGGCATCACCTGGGAACTCTTTATCAACGGGGAACCGCAACCATGGCCACCCACGACCTGAACCGGCTGGTCAGCTGGGCCGATGCTCTGCTGGCCAGCATGACACCGGCCGCCCGCCGGCAACTGATGGGGGAACTGGCCCGCAACCTGCGCGCCAGCCAAAGCAAACGGATCAGGGCCAACATCCAGCCAGATGGCAGCCTTATGACCCCGCGCAAGCCGCTCAAGAAGCTGGCGAAAAAACGTGGCGCGACCCGCCGTAAGATGTTTCAGCATCTGGTCAGCCCCCGCTGGCTCAAGGCAACCAGCACCGAACATCAGGCCGTGGTTGAGTTTGTCGGCTCTGCCAATCGCCTCGCTACCATTCACCAGTACGGCCTCAAAGACCGCATCAAGGGCCGCGAGATCAGCTATCCGGCGCGGGAGCTGCTCGGGATTACTACTGAGGAAGTGGAGCAGTTGGAAGAGCTGCTGTTGGTTCATATGACCAAATAGAAGGTTGTCGAGCGAAGCTGCAACCCATACGATATGACGCAAACTCTATCGCATGAGGCAAGGATGAATCAGCGTTCTGAACTTCGGCAGCGGCTCCGCCAACAAGTCAAACAGAAAAACACAAAGCCAGCCAAATCCCCTGAACACACCCTTCTATTGGTGCAGATTGCCTTATCTTTATTGCCGCTTCTGACCGCTTGTATATACCTGTTCGGTATGGCGCGGCATATGGGGTACTTAAGTGTGTTTCACGTAGATAGCGGTGAGTTTCCACTATCTACAGAGCAAAACCTGCTGATGGGGGTATTTAGCCTAGTCAGTAATACGCTACCACTAATTTTCTATCCGATAGGCATCGTTCTCGCATGCATGGTGCTGGGAGCCGTTATTGCCTTGACGTTCAGACTGATAAAAGGGGTCACTGAACGGGTACGCATCTACTGCATTCGCATAGGTCGCAGTGAACCTATGATTCGATTCTATAAGGTGGCGTTTAAATACTCGATCGAACCGCACGAGTCAAAATGGCTTGAAGCTATATTTGATGTGATTTTCACTTGGTATTTTCGCTTCCTCTACGTGTTTATTACCTGTGCAATTGTCTTTGGATTGGCATTCGTCAGCTATCGTGATGGTGAAGAGTCAGCCAATCAACAGATTGAAAAAATGAAACAAGGGCCTCAAGATTTTGCTGAACATCTCATCTATGCCAAGCATCCTGAAGGTATCTCTGCAGTTCGTATCGCCTGCAACGCAACCTATTGTGCCTTCTGGACTGAGAAAGATGGCACCATATACCTGCGTCATGACCAGATTGAGAGTGTAACGATCCCCGCAGAGTCAGATAGTAAAACCTCAACTTTGGATTAATTTCATTTAAGTACGCTGGATAAGGAGCCTATAAGGCTGGCGAAGTGGATAACCTCATAAACTAACCTTATCCAGTTACCGTATTTTCACTTCCAATTCAGATAAAAAGTTAGCTTCTATCACCAAAGAAACCAAACACATGCGTTATTCATATCTACACTTAAGACTTAAGCTCGTGCTGTTCACATAGATAAATCCATAACTTCAACTTAAGTGACTCTGTCATTGACCAAATGTTTTTTATCTGCCAATCGAACATCATCGAATGAGATAGACAAGTTATACCATCTACCGATTCCCCATCGTATGCATTAGGATTAGTAGAGAATAGAACAACCTTCGTTCTATCTGACAAGAAGTGTTGATAATTCAATGGTGATAACCTATCAGGATTCCTCCCTGATTTGACCTGTACGCTACACGTTTCAGCATTTTTATTAACCATCGAAAATTCAAAAATAGGTTTACTTCGAAAGCACGTTGACTTTACTAAAAACCAGCCTTCAGTTTGAAGAAACATAGATACCATTTCCTCAACTTCATCTGGAGTCATTATCGAAAAAAGTTCATGTATCTCTAGGGCATTAATTTTATTAGCTAGTATCACCTCATCAATATCAGGTCGCCAGTCAATATTAACAGACAGCTTGTCAAATATTATTTTGTGAAGCTCCTGTTCTTCTGCACCAACTTTAATTCTCTGAATCATTCTCTGAGCGATAGTTCCTCGTTGAATAACACCAGAAACAAATATTTCGGGAATTTTTAGCCAATCCGCCCTTCTAGCATGGCCCAAATCATAGTTAGAAAAATCTGGATCTATCTCTGCGCCGATCAATATCTCATCTTTAGCACGGCACAAATAATATTCGCCTTGTTGATGTAACCATATGTGATCACCACTCACCACTTCTTCGAGCAACTTACTGACGGCGTTAGGCCATTTGTCAAATTTCTGTATAACTAAGTCTTTTGCTTCCTCAAGTGTTGTGGGCTGAGTATCTCCATATGCAGCGGACCATCCCACACCCAATAGCGATTTTTTTTGACATAGCTCAAATGCATTGAATCCGGATTCGCTATCCGGTTTTATTGATAACTTCCATGTATTCATGGATAACTCCAGAAATAGTTAACACCACAGGCTGGCGGCCATCATATCTCCTTGTCAGTCCGATAAATGCCATTGAACTCGCATAATTCACAAGGCACAGGCTGGTTGATGTGAGGATCAAACCCGTTGTGCCAGCCCCTCACACACTGGCCTCCCCTCGCCTTACCTGCCATTGCCCAAAACAATGGCCCCATGCAACCGACCCCAACCGAACTCAAACGCCTGATCGACAACCTGATCCGCATTGGCACCGTCGCCGCCGTGCGATCAGGGGAATGTCGCGTCAAAACCGGCGACCTCATCACCAACTGGCGGCCCTACGCAGCAGCGCGGGCCGGGAAGAATCGCACCCGCAGTCGCCTCTCCATCGGCGAACAGGTGCTGATGCTCTCGGTCAGCGGCGATTTGCGCAATGCCTACATCGTCGGCCCCATCAATTGCGCTGCCTTCCCAGAGCCCTTGGCAGGCGATGACAACCCGGACCTCGACCGCACTGAATACGCTGATGGCGCCGTCATCGAGTACAACCCGGCAACCGGGGTGCTCAAAGCGAGCGGCATCAAGACCGCCACCCTTTCCGCCTCGGTGACCGTCAAGCTCATCACCCCCCTGGTGGAATGCTCCCAGGCACTCAAGGTCGGTTCGACCATCGAGGCGGGCGGCAAGATCACCGCCCCCAGCGCCAAGATTGGCGGCATCGAGGTGACCACCCACAAGCACGGCAACGTCAGCACCGGCAGCGGCACTTCCGGGGGCCCGCAATGAACTGGCTCGGCATGAATGCCGCCTCTGGCCGCGCCATCAGCGCCACCGACCACATCATCCAGTCGGTGCGCGACATCCTCATCACCCCGGTGGGATCCCGCGTCATGCGCCGCGACTACGGCAGCGAGCTGTTTTACCTCATCGACATGCCACAGCATCAAGCCACCCGCCTGCGCCTGATGGCCGCCACCGTGCAGGCCCTCATCAACTGGGAGCCGCGCATCACTATCACCCGCGTCGATGTACTGGGCGGCGGCATGGATGGTGCTCTCACCATCGAGCTCACCTGGCAGCGCAAAGATGGTGGCGTGTTGGAGTCTGCAACCATCCCCATTCCGACAGGAGCCGCCCAGTGAGCAATGTAGACCTGACCCAGCTACCACCACCGGAAGTCGAGGAAACCCTCGACTTCGAGGCAATCCTGGCCAAGCGCAAGGCAACCCTGATCAGCTACTACCCGGCAGACCAGCAGGCAGCCATAGCCGCCACGCTGGAGCTCGAATCCGAGCCGCTCAACAAGCTGCTGCAGGAGAACGCCTACAACGAAATGATCCTGCGGGCCCGCATCAACGATGCCGCCAAGCAGACCCTGCTCGCCTTTACCAGTGGCACAACCCTTGACCATGTAGCCGGTGAGTACGAACTCGAACGCCTGCTGGTCACCCCGGGTGACCCCAACGCCACCCCGCCCATCGAGCCGGTGTATGAATCTGATGACCGCCTGCGTATGCGCTGCCAAATGGCTTATGAGGGCATGGCCACGGCGGGCCCGATCAATGCCTACAAGTTTCACGCCCTCTCGGCCAGTGCCGAGGTGGCGGATGTCGCCGTCGATAGCCCCACCCCGGGCACCGTCAGAGTGACCATCCTCTCGCCGGCAGGCCAGCCGAGCGCCGACACCCTCAATCTGGTCGAGCAGGCACTCTCTGCCGAAGACGTGCGCCCGCTCTGCGATCTGGTGGCGGTCGAACCGGCCCAGATCAAACCCTATGCCGTCGATGCCACCCTCAACGCCATCGGCCTGGGTAAAGAGCAGGCCATTGCCGCTGCAAAAGATGCCATGGCCAAAACGGCCACCGCTTACTACCGGGTCGGGGCGACCATCCCGCTTTCCGCCATCTATGCCGCCCTGCACCAGCCGGGGATCGACAGCGTCACCCTGCGCGCGCCGCTGACCGATGTCACCTGCACCGCCCAGCAGGCCGCCAAACTCACCTTCATCACCCTCGACTAAGGACACCACCATGGCAAACGCCCTCTATGACAAAGGCCGCGAAAAGTTTCTCACCGGCGCCATCAATGCCAGCGCCGACACTCTCAAGTGTGCCCTGCTCAAAAGCACCTATTCACCGACCCTCACCAGCGATGAGTTCTACAGCGGGATCTCGGCCCATGTGGTCGGTACCCCGCAAACCCTCACCAGCAAAACCGTGGCCGCTGGCGTGCTCGATGCGGCCGATGTCACCTTCACTGCGGTGCCAACCGCCAACGTGAACTACTGCGCCATCTACAAAGACACCGGCAACGCCGCGACCAGCCCGCTGATCGCCCTGTTCGATACGGCGGCGGGCCTGCCGGTCAGCACCAACGGCGGCGACATCATCATCGCCTGGGATAACGGCCCCAATAAGATCTTCAAGCTCTGATGGCAACCATCTATCCCGTCTGGCGCGGGTCACTGACCTATCACGACGGCACCCTGTCACATGACGGGGCAGCTCTCTATCGGGGCACAGTGCAAGGCCCGGATGACCCAGCGCCAAAAGCCATTGCCGGGGTCAGAGTTGGCCTTACAGTGGCAGGGATAGAAGCAGGCCAAGTCGGGTTGGCCTCGCTCACTCAGTGCGCCAAGCTAACCGGGATCAGCCAGTTTGCCGCCGGGGCCAACAAGCTGACCAGCCGCACCAAAGCCATCGCTATCAGCGATGGCGCACAGGGCGCTCCGGCAACGACCATCCGGGCCATTGTTGCAACAATGGGCGACCTGCTCGCCATGGGGGCGGCTGACATGTCAACACAGATAACCCTTGCCGGGCTTGATGCGGGGATGCTCGGCACGGCGGGAGTAAGAACCCGGCTCGGTACCGGCGGGATACAGCCTGATGCCATCAAGGCGCCGACCATTCAGCAACGGCTGGCTCCTGCAGGGTTCGGTCTCGCCGCTATCGGCAGCCACAAGGCCAAGGTGCGACAGACCATCGGTGACCTGGCTGACGGCCAGCAAGGTGAGCCATTGCTGAAAACCAAGCTGGCGCAGGCGGCAACCGCCTTTACCGGCGCCATGGGCACACCGATCGCCAAGTATGCCCAGATCATCTACCCGATGGCGCCAGCCCTGCCAGCAGCAACCCAGCCAGCCCTGACCATCACCCTGGCACAGGATGGACTAGCGCCACCATTGGTAGGTCCGTTCACCACCATCACTCGCTTGGCGACCCAAGGGGGCGATGCCGGTGGCATGGGGTCGCACAAGGTGCATCGCCTACCACTGGCAACCCCAGCAACCCGGGATCTGCTGCCCCCCTCTGCAACCCGGCTGGAGCACCTGACCGCCGCCGCGCTGGCCTACCACCTGACACCAGAAGTCATTACCTCCACCCGCTTTGCCGACACCTGCCCGGCGCCACTGCTGCCCTGGCTGGCATGGGCCCGCTCGGTTGACTGGTGGGAGCTGGCAGAATCGGAAGACCAGCAGCGGGCGCTGATCAAAGCCTCATTCAGGTTGCATCAGCGCAAGGGCACCCCGTGGGCCATCAAGGAAGCGCTCAACGTGCTGGGCTTTGGTGACAGCACCATCATCGAGCGTGCCACCGGCCGCCGTTATGACGGCACCCTCAGCTACAACGGCAACGAACCCCACGGCGACCCGACCCGCTGGGCAGTCTATCGGGTCATCCTGACTCGCCCGGTCACCACCGAACAGGCGAGCCGCATCAAGCGCCTGTTGGCAGAGATGGCCCCGGCCCGCTGCCACCTCTCCGCGCTCGATTACACCCGGGCGCCCGTTACCTACAACGGCGCTGCAACCTACAACGGCAACTACAACCACGGAGCCTCATGATATGGCGAATTTACAAGAGGTCGTCAGCTGGGAGGCTGGCATCTACCAACTCGAAACCGGTGATCCGGTGCTGGGCGGCCCGGGCGGCATCTCCAACAAGCAAGCACAAGCGCTGGCCAACCGTACCGCCTACCTGAAAAAACACGTCGATGATATCGAAGGGGGCAACACGGCCGCCGGCAAGGCCAACAAGCTCAGCACCGCCCGCAATATTGCCCTGGCGGGCGATGTGACCGGTCAGGCGGCATTTGATGGCAGCGGCAACATCACTATCACCGCCACCTATAAAAACTCAGGAGTGGTGGCAGGTACCTATCGCTCGGTCACCGTCGATGCCAAGGGCAACATCACCGCCGGCAGCAACCCCACTACTCTGGCGGGCTATGGCATCACCGATGCCGTCCCCAGCGCACAGAAAGGCGCAGCCAATGGGGTGGCGACGCTCGATGGCAGTGGCAAGGTCCCCGTTAACCAAATCCCGGCCACGGCCATCACCGACACCTTTGTCGTCAACACCCAGGCCGCCATGCTGGCCCTGACCGCCGAGGTCGGGGATCTGGCCGTACGAACCGATCTCAACAAGAGCTTCATCCTGCGGGTAGCGGGCGCTGCCACCCTGGCCAACTGGCAAGAACTGCTCACCCCGACCGACTCGGTGCAATCGGTGGATGGCATGACCGGGGCGGTGACCATCGCCACCGCCAGTGAAGCCGTGAAAGGTAAAGCACAGATCGCCACCCAGGCAGAGGTGAACGCCGGTACCGATGACGCCAAATTCGTCACCGCCAAGAAGTTGATGGCATGGGTCAAACAAGCATCAGAAACCGTGCTTGGCATGATGAAGGTAGCCACCCAAGCACAAATCGATGCAGGCACCGCCGATGATGTGGCGGTGACGCCAAAAAAACTGCGGGCCGGATTCTCGGCACTACTAGCTCCAGTCGGGTACATCACGTTTCCGACATGGATGGGCGGACTTATCATACAGTGGGGACTAGTGAGTGGTATTGCAGCTAGCGGGACAGCCACATTCACATACCCTCTGGCATTCCAGAGCAGGGCGTTCGGAGCATTCGCTACATCTGGTTCCTCTACGCCAGCGAACTGCGTTCCTTTCGGTGTGGGGCCAGGAGTAACCACATGCAGTGTCACAAATGGTGGCACAAACGTATCGACAGCATATCTATTGCTGATAGGAAAATAAGGAGAGAGCATGATTTACTGTGCCGAATCTACCGGTGGATTTTATGACACCGACATACATGGGAAAGATATTCCCGTAGACGCTATGGAAATATCAAAGGCTGAGCGAGCTAGACTGCTGGCAGGTCAATCCAGCGGAAAATTTATCGCATTTAAAGATGGGATTCCTTATTTGGTGGATCCCGTCCCGCCGTCAGCTCATGAAATCGCCACTGCTGAGCAGTCTGCCTGCATCACCACCGCCAACCAGCAGATCGCCATCATCAAACCAGCCGTCGATGGAGGCTACGCCAAGCCGGAGCACATCCAGTTGCTGGCCGACTGGCAGCGTTACCGCTACGAACTGACGCTGGTGCCGGAGCAATCCGGCTGGCCAGCATCACCACAATGGCCAACCGAACCGGACAAAGTCATCTAACGAAACACCCCGCCCTGTGCGGGGTGGTTCAGATCTGCCAGCCGCTCGCCGTCACTCTACCGCTGTTGTAAAACCAACCTTTACAACGCCACCCGCTCGCCCCCCTTACGCCGCCCCTGCATCCTGACCATGCTCACATTGATCACCTCCGTCCGGACAACAGGAGAACCTATGACACTGGACCAATTCCACCACGGCGTGCGCGTCGTCGAAGCGACCGACGGTACCCGTACCATCCGCACCGTCGCCACGGCGGTGATCGGCATGGTCTGCACCAGCGAAGACGCCGACGCCACCTATTTCCCCCTCGACAAGCCTGTGCTGATCGCCAACCTGCCGGCAGCCATCGCCAAGGCGGGCAGCGAGGGGAACCTCAAGCGATCGCTGCAAACCATCTATGACACCGTCAACACCATCGTTATCGCCGTGCGCGTGGCTAAAGGCGCAGATGCAGCAGCGCTGACCAGCAACATCATCGGCACCATCAAGCCCGATGGTAGCTATACCGGCCTCAAGGCGCTGGAGCGGGCCACCCCGGCCACCGGCGTCAAGCCGCGCATCCTCTGCGTGCCGGACAACTGCACCCTGCCGGTATCCACTGCGCTGGCGGGCATGGCCAAGAAGCTGCGCGCCTTTGCCTACGTGCCGACCATCGCAGAGACCGTCGAAGCCGCGCTGGCCTACCGTGAAAACTTCTCCAGCCGTGAGTTGATGCTGGTGCATGCCGACTGGACCGCGTGGGACGTTGCCACCAATGCCAGCATCAAGCTTGATGCCTGCCTCAAGGCCGCCGCCATGCGGGCGCTCATCGACAAAGAGATTGGCTGGCACAAGACCCTGTCGAACGTCGGCGTGACCGGGGTCGATGGCATCACCAAAAACCTGTTCTGGGATCTGCAAGACCCCGACACCGAGGTCGGCCTGCTCAACGCCAACGAAGTCACCGCACTGATCCGCTCTGACGGCTTTCGCTACTGGGGCAACCGCACCTGCTCAGATGACCCCCTGTTCGCCTTCGAGAACTACACCCGCACCGCCCAGATCCTGGCTGACACCATGGCCGAGGCGCACATGTGGGCCAACGACAAGCCGCTGCACCCGTCCCTGGTCAAAGACATCGTCGAAGGGATCAAGGCCAAGGGCCGCGAGCTGGTGAACGGCGGGTACTTGCTCGGGTTTGACTGCTGGTACAACGAGGAGCTCAACGACAAGGACACCCTCAAGGCGGGCAAGCTACGCATTGATTACAACTACACCCCGGTGCCGCCACTCGAAGACCTCGGTTTCATCCAGCGCATCACCGACCACTACCTGATCGACTTCGGCGCCCGCGTCGCGGCCGCAGCATAAGGAGCCCCCATGGCACTGCCACGCAAACTCAAACGCCTGAACGTCTTTCTCAACGGCGAGAACTGGGTGGGTGAAGCGGAAGATTTCACCCCGGCCAAGCTGTCTCGCAAGTTTGAAGCCTATCGCGGCGGCGGCATGGGCGGCGCCGTCAACATCGACATGGGATTCGATGACAGCGCCCTCGATGTCTCGTTCACCTTCGGCGGCTATGGCGAGCCCCTGCTGCGCTGCATGGGGGAACCCAAGGCCGACGGCACCATGGTGCGCTTTGCCGGCTCGGTACAGGGCGACGACACCGCCGAGGTGGTACCCGTCGAGATCATCTGCCGTGGCCGCTTCAAAGAGCTCGACCGCGGCACCCTCAAGGCCGGTGACAACTCCCAGGCCAAGGTCGGCATGGTCAACACCTACTACAAGGAGACCATCAACGGTCAGGTGATCCATGAAATCGACCTCATCAACATGATTGAGATCGGCCCCGATGGCGTCGACCGCATGGCCGAGCACCGCAAAGCCCTCGGCCTCTAACCCCTTCCCTCATCCAATGGGCGGTCCTTATCCAACCAATAAGTGCCGCCCTCACCACATCACCAGGAACCCAGACCATGGAAAACAAAACCGTTACCCTCGACCAAGCCATCCAGCGCGGCGACACCACCATCACCGAGATCCAGCTGCGTAAACCCAAGGCGGGCGAAATGCGTGGCCTCAATATGACCGATGTGGTGCAGATGGACGTCAACGCCCTCACCAAACTGCTGCCCCGCATCATCACCCCCATGTTGACCGAAGCCGAGATCGGCAACATGGATCCGGCTGACCTGATGCAACTGGGCAGCGAGGTAAGCGCTTTTTTGGTACCGAAGAGAATGGCCTACCTCATTGCGTAGACGAGGTGATGGCCGATCTGGCCATCATCGCCCACTGGCCGCCGTCCGAGATGGCGGTCATGGAGATCAGCGAGCTGATGGGCTGGCACCAACGCCTCGTTGAGACTCACAACCGCATCAACGGGGCAGAACAACAATGAACCCTCTCAAACTGCAAATCCTGCTTAACGGGATCGACAAGCTCACCGCCCCCCTCAAGGCAGCCAGCGGCCAGAGCCGCATCACCGCCAAAGACCTGGTCGACACGAAAAAGCGCATCAAGGAGCTGGAAGCCCAGAGCGGCCAGATTGATGGCTATCGCACCCTCGGCCAGCAGATTGGCGCAACCCGCGCCCAGCTGACCCAGGCACAGCGCGACGCCCAGCAGATGGCCCAGCAGTTCGCCAAGGTCGAACAGCCAACCAAGGCCATGACCCTGGCTATGGAGCAAGCCAAGCAGAAGGTGCGCGACCTCTCCCAACAAGAGCGGGAAATGGTCGCCCGTCACGGCAGCCTGAAACGGGCAATGAGCGAGGCAGGCATCAACACCAAACAGCTGGGCCAGCACCAGCGCCAGCTCAAGAGCGATCTGGCCTCCGCCAACAGCCAGCTCGACCAGCAACGGGCCAAGCTGGGGCAACTGGCCGACCAACAAAAGCGCCTCAACCAGATCAAAGCCAACTACGACAAAACCATGTCGATGCGCGGCACTCTGGCAGGCTATGGCGCTGCAGGGATGGCCACCGGGGCCACTGCCATCTACAAGGGCACCAATATCGCGGGCAAGGCGATGGGCTTTGATGTCGATATGTCCAAGGTGCAAGCGATCACCCGGTTGAGCAAAGAGAGCAGCGAACTGGCCGCCCTGCGTGCTCAGGCGCGGGAGCTCGGCGCCAATACCGCTTTCACGGCGGGCGAAGCGGCGCAGGGCCAAGGCTTTCTGGCCATGGCCGGTTTCACCTCCAAGGCAATCCGTGATGCCATGCCCGGGGTGCTCGATATCGCCAAGGCGGGCGGTGTCGAGATTGCTGCCGCAGCCGATATCGGATCCAACATCCTTACCGGCTTCAAGCTGCCAGCCAACCAGATGACCCGCTTGGGGGATGTAATGGTCGGCACCTTCACCCGCGCCAACGTCGACTTGCAGATGCTGGGTGAAACCATGAAATACGTGGGGCCGGTGGCGGCAGGGCTCGGGGTCGACCTTGAAACCGCCTCAGCCATGGCGGGCAAGCTGGGGGATGCGGGTATTCAGGGCAGCATGGGCGGGACTGCCATCCGCGCCATTCTCGGCCGTTTAGCCTCCCCGCCCAAGGCGGCGCACGATGCGCTGGCCGCCCTCAACGTCAAGACCGCCGATGCGGCGGGCAACCTGCGCTCGCTGCCCGATATCCTGGACGAGCTCTACAAGAAAACCAGCAAGATGGGGGACGCCACCCGCTCGGGCTACTTCAAGGCCATCGCCGGCGAAGAGGCATTTGCCGCCCTGACCGTGCTGACCGAGCAGGCCGGTTCCGGCAAGCTGCAGGAGCTGATCGCCACGTTGAAACAAACCCAGGGGGAAGCGGGCAAGGTCGCCAAGGTGATGGCCGATAACGCCATCGGCGACCTGGACAACCTCACCTCCGCCTGGGATGACGTAGGGATCCAGATGATGGAGACCGAGAACGGCCCACTGCGTGGCATTATCCAGCGCGTCACCGAGATCATCCAGGTCAGTGGTGACTGGATGCGGGCCAACCCAGAGCTGACCTCGACCCTGACCCGTATCGCGGCGGTCACCGCCGTAACGGCTGCTGCTGGCGGATCGCTGCTGCTGATTGTGGCCGGTCTGCTGGGGCCACTGGCCGCCATCAAGATGGGGCTTTCAACCCTGCTGGTCTATGGCGGCCCGCTGCTGACCTTCATCAAAGCGCTGACCATGGGCATGGTCAGGCTCGGCATTGCCATGCTCACCACCCCGATCGGCTGGTTCATCATGGGGATTGTGGCAATCGCGGCCGGGGCCTACCTGCTCTATAAAAATTGGGATGGGGTCACCAAGTGGTTCAGCGACCTATGGGCCCAGTGCAAGGCCCCTGCTCTCGCCTTCCGGGAACTCCTGAAAGAGCTCTTCTCATGGACCCCCATCGGCATGCTGATCATGCACTGGAACGAGATCTGGGCCTTCTTCGATACCCTGCCTGCGGGCGCCGCCAACAAGGGTAAGGCCATCATCGACGGCCTGATTGGCGGCATCAGTGCCAAGTGGGAGAGCTTGAAGAACAAGATCAAAGCCCTCACCGACCTGCTGCCGGATTGGATGAAGGGGGGCGGCTCGGTCACCGCCAACGTCAATCCGTCCGGCTACCTCACCGGCAACTACAACACCCCGGCCATGGCGGGCGGTTCGGGATACGGCCCGCGCATCGTCACCCCGGTGCGACCAGTGGCCCGAGGCAACAGCACCACCCAGATCCACGCCCCGATCAGTATCACCCAGCAGCCGGGACAATCTGCCACCGATGTGGCGCAAGAGGTGCGCCGCGAACTGGACCGACGCGAACGGCAGGCTGCGGCCAGTGGCCGCGCCTCCCTGACCGACCGCAACTAAGGAGCAACCACCATGATGATGACCCTGGGCTGGTTCGTGTTTATGCGCTCGACCGTGGCCCCGCAATCTCAACAAGACGAAAAATCATGGCGCCACCCGGGCAATAACCGGGTCGGCGCCCGCCCCTCATACCAGTACCTCGGGCCAGATGACGAGCTCAGTCACTTAAGCGGGGTACTCTATCCAGAGCTCACCGGCGGCCCTGTCTCCCTCGATATGCTCAATAGCATGGGTGACAGCGGCCAAGCCTTCCCCTTAATCCAAGGGGATGGCGTGATGCGCGGCTCATTCGTGATAGAGGGGATCAGCACCACCCGCAGCGAGTTCTTCCAGGATGGCAGCGCCAGAAAAATCGAGTTCAGCATCAAGCTCAAGCGGGTCGATGACAACGACAGCTCCCTCGGCAATACCCTGCTCGGGCGCACCGCGGGCAACCTGCTCGGTAGACTGGGCGTCGGCAAGCTGCTGAACACCGTAGGCGGTAAAGTCGGGGGGCTGCTCTGATGGGGGCATTCGACCAGTTCGGTACCCGTTTGACTGAAAACCTTGGCATCACCAGCCAACTGGATGTCCTGCGCCAACAACATCCGGCGCCCGCCTATCAGGTGCAGGTCGATGGTCGCGATGTCTCGGGCACCCTGCGGCCACGCTTGATGCACATGACCATCACCGATAACCGGGGCTTTTCGGCCGATACCATCGAGCTCGCCCTCGATGACAGCGACAACAAGCTGGCCATGCCGCGCCGTGGGGCCACCCTCCAAGCCAGCATCGGGTGGCAAGGCGGCCCCCTGGTCGATAAAGGCACCTTCAAAATTGACGAGGTGGAGCATGGCGGCGCGCCGGATGTGCTCACCATCAGGGGCAAGTCGGCAGACCTGCGCGGGGGCATGAACAAACTGCGCGAGCGCAGCTGGCACTTCGAGACCATCGGCGCCATCGTTGAGCAGCTTGCCGCCCGCTATGGCCTGACACCGAGCGTTGGCGACGCCTTCAAGGGGATGGTGATCGACCACATCGACCAGACCAACGAGAGCGATCTGGCCTTCCTCACCCGCTTGGCCACCGAGCAGGATGCCATCGCCACTGTCAAATCTGGCCGCCTGATGTTCATCAAAGCAGGCAACGGCACCACCGCCAGCGGCAAGCCACTACCTGCCATCACTATCACCCGCCAGGACGGCGATCAGCACCAGTTCTCGGTGGCCGACCGCGACGCCTACACCGGCGTCATCGCTTACTGGCAAGACAACAAAGCCGCCGAGAAGAAGAAAATCGAGGTGAAGCGCAAGCAAAAGACCAAACCGAAAGAGGAACGGCCGCTACCACCGGGGGTGGTAGTCAACAAGAAGGAGAACGAGCTGCTGGTTGGCGACAGTGAGAACGTCAAGGAGCTGCGCCACGTTTACGCCAACCAAGGCAACGCAATGCGCGCCGCCCGGGCTGAGTGGGAAAAGCTGCAGCGGGGCGTGGCCGAGTTTCAGATCACCCTGGCCAAAGGCCGACCAGAGCTCTACCCGGAACAACCCACCACGGTCAGGGGCTTTAAACCGCAAATCGACGAAGCAGACTGGCTACTCACCCAGGTCGTTCACGACCTCACCGACCTGGGCTACACCAACCGCTTGCAACTCGAAGTGAAACTGGAAGAACTACCGGAGTGA